GGCCGAGGCCGAAGCCCCGGTCTTTAATATAATAAATGCTTATTTCATTAACATGAAATTGTTAGCACCTTGTGTAATTAAACATCTTTCAGATAAATAGTGGATTTGCATTGCGTCAAGTGCAGATGTAGTAGCACCAACAGAACCAGTAACCCAAGTTTTCATTTTTCTATTATCTGTTTGAGAAGCTCTATATCTAACGTGTAAGAAAGGACGTTTCATGTTCTTTCCTAAAGCTTGATCATAAACTGAAGATACACCAGCTGGGATAACAACACCTCTAATCGCTGCAGATGTTGCAACGCGGTTAATCTCACCTCTAGTAGCCTTATCGTTTAAGTATCTCATATCAGATTTGTAGAAGTCATAAGAACCTCTTCTGAAACCAGAGAAACCTAAGTTTAACGCCATGTCTTCAGAGTTATCAAATACTCCATAAGAAGTACCACCAGCTCCGTAAGAATTCATAGAAGCTAACATGTCATCCATTGCTAACGAAGTAGCTCTATTTACAAACATCATGTTTTCTTCAATAGCACCTTGCTTATCAAACTCAGCTAAGATAGCGTCAAACTCAGCTAAATCAGTAGCAGCGTTAACACCAGTAACCCCAGAAGTAACATTACCTCTAGATTCAATAGCGGCGAATAAACCTTCAGTACCAGCTCCATTAGCACCAGCATCAGTACCATCACGAACGATACTTCCGTTGAAACCAATAATAGAGTTAGCAACAGTTTTCTCAGCCTCTAACATTGACATTTCTAAGTAATCAGTAAATCTAGCTCTAGTATCACCTTCAGCTTTTAAGTACCATAAGTAACCGTTTTGACCTTCTTCACCAGAAACTTCAACCCAACCAATTTGAGAAGCATCAGATCCAGAGATCTCATAGTAATCTTTCATTATGATTGGTTTGTTGCTGTAAGACTTAAAAGTTGGCGTTAAAGCTGTTCTTTTAGTCGCTTCAGCAGCTCCAGTTAAATCAGCATAAGCAGCTCCTTTACCATACTCAGAACCGATAACTAATAATACAGATCCACTAGCCGTTGTAGCATGACCAGTTAAATCAGCCTTATCATAAGGTTCAACTGTAATAACAGCTGTAGCTGGAGTTTCTACTACTAAAGCTTTGGTAACGATACCAGCTGTAGCAATAAGTACGATATCATTTACTCTAACACCGTGAGATGCTACAGCAAATCCATTTTCACCATCAGCAGAACCATCGATATCAGTTACAACTGTAAATGTACCGTTAGTATCACCCGCTGTAGCCACCGTACCTACGTAAGATAAATGTAATCTTGATTGTTCAGACCATACAACTTGATCAGCTGTCATTGCCTCTTCAGCTCCTACTTGTGAAAGAAATCCTGATATAGTTCTGTTTCCAAAAACTTCAGCCTCTTTTTCCATAAGATCTGGTAAATATTGTTGCTCCCATCCAGTTGAACCTCCTGCGAAGTCAATGTAATTTGAGCTTAATGTTTGTTGTTGAGGTGAAGGCACCTTGTTCAACAAACTTCCTCCTGTAATTGCCATAATTTGTAATTTTAAATTTTAATTATTTATTTTTGTTTTTAATTTTAAACTTAAAATCAGAAGAATTATCACCTAGCACTTTAAACTTTAAACCACTTGCTTCAATTTTTCCATGACTTTGTCTTGGGTTCATATCAACGTTTTTGGCTTTAGCAATACTATTTTTCATAGCATCTGCTTTTCCTTGTTCGTAAAAGTGTTTTGCAACAGCGTCCGCATTCATTGCTGTGTATAAAGATTTATGATAACCCTTAGCGTCTGTTAAAGCAGAGTTCTTATCCAAAAACTTTTTGGTAAAATTGCTTATGTCGCTCTGAGTGTTTTTAACCTCTTCAGCATTGTTTACATTAAACCTGTACTTCTTGTCACCGACGTTATATTCAAAACCTTTGAACTTGTCGTTGAAAACATTATTTGTTTTCTGTGTAAAAATATCAGAGTTTGTTTTAACTGTTTTTTGAGTTGCTTCTGACTCCTTGTTGTACCTATTAAAGAAATCAATTGCTTTTTGTTGCTCACTCGTAAGTTTGCTTCCAGCTTTGATCTCGTTATAGTATTTAGACTTTTGCCCGTCTAGGTGGCTTTTAGCGCTGGCAACTTGCTCTTTAAGCGCTAATTTCTTTCTACGTATATCTCTATCGTCGTCTACATCTTCGTCGAATGAGAACGTATCTTCCATAAGGAAGTTAATTTCTTCATTATTCAAATGAGGTTTTGTTTGCTTGTAGTATTCGTGGAGTAGATCTTGATTATCCATTTCACTGTAATCTTTATTAAGCTTAACGTAGTCATTTAAATCTCCACCAGTATCTTCCATAAAGTCCATTAACTTTTGGATGTTTTCTGGTAAAGGTTCTCCAGTTTCTAAGTTCTCTTTAATAGCCTCACTTGCTTCTTCCGCTATTTCTTCAACCTCTTCTTCAGTAATCTCCTCTAACGCTGGAGTTTCTTGTATTTCGGCTTCTGGTTGCACCTCTGTTTGCTCAGTAACTTCTGTTACCGCTTCTGCTTCCTCAGTTTTTTCTTCCGCCACAACCTCAGTTTCTACTTTCTCTTCTTGTGGTGGAGAACTTAAATCTACTTTGATAACGTTATCGTCTCCAGCAGATTCAAACTTACTTTCATCAACTTGTTCAGTCGTTTCTTGGGTAGTCTCTTCGACTACTTTTTCATTTTCTTCTTCCATAATATAATATAATAATAATTAATAATTCTAACTAGGGTCAAACGAACCTAAATCAAATCCTCCACCTAGTATATCATTACCTGCGGACTCAAAGTTTTTAGGTGGTTTTCCACTATTTCTTTGTTCAATCATCTCTGATTGCTGTGTTGCTTGTATCTTTGTTCTTTCGTCTTTACGATCTTCTTTTTGTTTTTCTCTTTCTTTCATCCCGCTAACCTCAACTCCTTTAAGCTGCATGTTGTATTGAAACTCTAAAGCCATAAGCTCTTTTTTCATTTGAACCTCTTGCATCATTTTTTGAGAATCAACTTGGGCTTGCATTTGCATTAACTCAGCTTTACCAGCATTTAACGCTTGGTCTTTTTGCATTTCAACTTGAGCTGCTGCTTGAGCTGCTTGAGTGTTAGATTGAGATTGAGCTTGAATATTTTCTAGTTGAAGCTGTCTATCTCTTTCTTGCTTTTTCTTTCTACGTATTTTTAGTAATTGATTAGCTAACTTAACGCTGCGTATTTCTCTAAGATCAATAGCATCCTCTAACTCTATACTTTTTTGTTGTAATGCCATTTGAATATTGTTTTCTAACAAACCTTTTTCCTCTTCATCTGGCTGAAGTTCTATAAAAATACCAAAGTCATACAAATGTAGTTCAGACATTTCTTCTAGTGTTGCCACATTGTGAACTCCAATAGCTTGTATGAAAGCATCTTTTGTTGGAGAATATTCTATAATATCAGATATCCTGAGTGATAAACATTCCGCTGTTTCAGCTGTCAAGTATAATCCAGCTTGTAGTATATGTCTAGTTGCTGTGTTTGAATTAGCTGCAGCAAGTTTTTGAACGCCTACTAAAGCATTTTTATCTGGTGTACTACCATCTCTAGCTTCGTTAAGCCCGGTTACGTCTCTTATCATTTGTAAGTAATAATTGTAATTACCAATGAGAGCTTGCATTTTATTTCCACCAGAACCTGATGTAATTTCTTGAATAGGTACTTTACCAGGGTTCATATCACCTTCTGACGTGAAGCTTCTTCCTATCACGGATCCAGTTTGGAAGAACATGTTTAAAGCTTCTTGCGGGTTGTAGTTTGTTCCGTTACCTAGATCAACTTCAGCTAAACCATCAGCGTCTAAGTAAACGCCATCAGGAACCATCCTAGCCATTACTTGTTGTAACTTTAAGTGTGTTAATTGAATCATATCAGCAAAACCAGTTATACGTTTTACTAATGAATCAATTTTGCCATTATAGATTCTAGGGGCAACGATAGCGTAGTTCATTTTAACTTTTGTAAAATCACTTTTAGGACGCATCATGTTTTTGGCCATTTCCCATTTAAGCAATTTATTAGTACCTAAAATCATAGCTCCATCGTAAAGTACTTCTATAGATCTTAACATTCTACTATAACCACCTTCCATGTTTTCTGGAGGATTAAATGAATCATCTTTAGGTATAATTTTATCAGCACCAGTAGACATTTCTTTAACCTTATAAACTTCGTTCATATAAGTTTTGTAGTTAAAGTATAACACTTGTATATGGTTATTGTCTTCTTTATCGTAGTTATGTCTAGAATTATAATTAGACCTATTGTAAGATTTATTTTTCATTATATCTTCAAGATCACTTTCAGACAAATGAGGAAATTCTTTTGCTAATTCGTTTACAGGAATAGTTTTAACTTCACCAACATAATAAATATCATCAAAATAAGGGGAATCAGTGTAAGAGTACACTAGGTTAGCTGGATCAACATAATCAACAGTAACACCTTCAGATGTATTAAAAGAAGTTTTAACAGCACCTATACCTAAAACCGTTAAATCATAGTAAAATCTTTTTTTTGTTAACTCATACTTATTACCTTCAAACAAAACGCTTAACGCTTGCTCTTCAGCTAGCTCAACAGCTTGCTTGTAGGTTAGCTGCATGTGAAGCTGTAATTCTTCTGGAGTTTCTGGTAATTCTTTTTGATCGCTTTCTTTAGTGTCTACACCAAAGTTTTCGGCAGCGAAATTATCAAATTCTTGAAACTCCATGTCGTTCATTATAGCCTCCATATACTCAGTTCTCTTTTCAACTCCATTTGGAGATTGAGAATAGGCTTTTATATCATACGTTCTTTCGGCTATACCATTTACAACTATATCTACAAACTTAGATATAATAGGAACTGGTTTCCAGTCTAAATTTAAATAGGACAAATCACCGTTTATAGATAACTCATCCTTATACTTTTGAATAGATTGCTCGCCTCTAGCATACAACCTTAAATTATGAAAATCAGCATGATTAGATCTATACCTATTCATGTTTCTATCGTCGTTAAACCACTCCTGCTCTATTGCTTTACCTACTTTCAAACCATAATCGTAGCTTAGCTTTTCAGCATCGCTAACTGTTTGACTCGGGAAATAACTTTTAATGCCAGACTCTGCCATGTTTATTATTTGATTATTTGTGAATTACTTCCAGTATTACTATACTTAGAAATGTTTATATTTAGTGGTTGTTTTTCAACCTTAGAATTTGGTGCATATAAATGTCTATTGTTTGCCATTATAGCTAAACCAGAACTTATTGACGCATCAAACTTTGTTCTTTTGTTTATATCAAACTTTGCCCAATCGTTTAACAGTTCGTTAAAATAACAACCGCCAAACGTTCCATCCTGCTTCATACCAACGTGATCTTGTATATACATCTCAATTGCTGCGGCGTGAGCTTGTTTAATATCTTCTGAAGAGTTAGGTATACCACCTACTTCTTTTTCTGCAACAGACAACTTGTTCCATACTTTATCAGGTCTATTCATACTAAAACCCCTATACCCTCTTCTTCTTAAATAGTACAATAATCTAGGTTTATTATTCTCTGCAAGTATTGGCATACCATAAAACACTAAAGCCATTAAAACATCTTCAAAGAATATCTCTGCCGTTGGTGGTCTTGACAAGTATTCTAAAAAGAAGCTATTAGCAGGAGCGTCTTCCATGCTAAACCTAGTTAAACCGTGTAAAGCTCCTTTTGATCCTTGCCCGTCTACAGTTCCTGATATATCGTAACTATCACAGCCAAAAGCACCCATATGCTCGTTACCTGGATATTTAACACCGTTTTTAAGTATTACTCTATTTTGTATTTGTTGAGGTGGGACCCAGCTTAATTTAAATCTACCTTTTGGATCTGGATAAAATATTACTTGTGAATCTTTAACACCGTTAACCCACTGGAAATTACCTTGAGTAATTCCTAGAGTTCTAGACATCTCTTCGTTGTAATCTATCTGCTCGTATAATTTAACTAAGTTAAATATACTATTTTTAGTCTCATCTCTAAACGCGTGCTCTGTAGTTCTTGGAAATTGCCTGTAAAACTCGTTTAAAGCGTCTTGATCATCTTTTAAACCATCTACTTCGTTTTGCCAGTTATCTATTACACCTACATCTATTAATTCACCGTCTGGTGTAAGTCTGTCGATATCAGGGTTAGTAAAGACTGGAATTCCATACTCGTCAATAAATCCTTCATAGTTCCATTCCATTGGGATAAAAAGAGAGTATAAGCCAGACTTTGTCTGACCATTTCTATTTCGCTTCGTGACATCTGAGGCATTGTATAATTTTTTAAAGTTTTCTCCACCTTTATCTAAAGCATTTGAAGTTGAGCCCATCATACATTTACCAATAATTCTACTACCTAATCGTAAACATGTTTTTGTAACCCTCCAGTTATTTAAAATATTATCGGGTCTCTCCCATTTACCACTTTCATCGTGAACTAGTAAAGCTAGCTTTTCACCGTCATAACTATTGTCTCCAGTGTTTTTCCAATCAATTGTTGTATCTAAACCTTTAATATCCTCAAGCTTTTCATTAGCCGTAATTTTTTTCCTTGTAAACTTACTAGCTGGTACTCTATAAGCAAGTTCAGATTTAGGGCGATCCATACCATCTTGGATAGGTTTAAAAAAGAAAGGATAATTAATTGATATAGGAACCACTTTGTCTGTAAACATCTTTTTTGCATCTGATCCAGTTTTAGATAATATACCAAATCTACTATCACTTGCAAGAGTAGCTAAATTAACCGTTTCCGCCGATGACATAAAAGAAAATCCAGAACGTCTATTTTTAAGGTAGCACATTCCGTAACATCTTTTATCTGCTTTACAAGCTTCCCAGAATATATAAAACAATCTGTTTGCCTCTCTAAAATCTGGAGCACCCACATCAATCTTGCTCCATTGTAAGTACATGTACTGCGTACCTGTTATCCAGGTTGGTTTACCATTATTCGTGAACCAGAATCCTTCTTCCCTTCTTTTAAATTCTTCGTCTATATAATCGTACCATTTTTCTTTACTGCTTTCCGGATAGTTTCTCCAATCGAATATATTTTTAATTCTCTGCAACTCCTTGGGATACTCGAATTTCACCCATTTGTTCTTCGGATCTTTGTATACTTCTTTAGGAGCTTTTGGTAGCGCAATAACTAGCCCTTGTATTTCTATTATCTCACCTATTTGCCCGTTTTGAGATAACACTATAATATCGTGTTCTTTATCGTAACCGTATTTCCATTTCTTACCTTTGTTAAGTCTACTTATAGTAGTCTTTTTTACAGGTTCAACCGTCTTAACTAAACTTTGCTCGTACATTATTTAGATCTACTTTCTGCGAATCCCTTAAAAGTTTTTTCCTTTGCCTCTTCAGGTGTTTTACCCTCAAGCAAGTTTTCTTCTTCTTCAATTCTGTTAAGTATCTCAAATGCGTCAAATATAGCTAATTTTTTAGTAGCCGCGGCATTCTTAAGTCTATCTGCTGATATATCATCGTCTGAATCAACGATTGCTTCCTTA